ATTGAATGCAAATACTGTAACAGCTTCAGCGATCGGAAATATTAACCAATGCGGGAGCAACAGAACCTGTGATTGTTAGACCATTTAATCCGAATGAAACTCCGTTTGAATTTGAAAAGGTTAATCCATTGGCTATTGTCGAGAGACTACCGGCAGATACAGTTAGAGGCACGGTTGACGGTACGGTATAAGAGCCGGTAATTGTCGAGCCGCTAGTACCAAAAACTAACCCATTTGCATTTGAGAAAATAAATGACGTTTGGGGCAAGACTGAAGCTGTAACATTCGATCCTGCCATACCGAAGCTAACACCATGTGCGTTTGAGAATTTGACGGTTCCTGAACTAGCAGTTGAACCGCCAGCAGCGATAGCAACGCCTCCAGTTCCACCGCCGCCACCTCCGCCATTGGTTCCAACAGACCAATTGCCGTTTGAGAAAACGATAACGTTGCCGTTTGTTGCGCCAGTGAGGTTGTTAGTTATTCGGCTCAATTTTAGCCTTTCTTATCTTGAATAGATTCCAACTTAACAGCCGTCTCAACTTTATCGGCAACTCTAGCTGATAGACTGTTTACCTTAACCTTATCTCCTGCATTTAATTTTGACGTATCCATTAATTTCTGTTCAATGACGCTATCAACAGCCATTGAACCATCAGAATCAATCTTGGCATAAGTGCATCCGGGAACTTCAATCCCACTTGCAATTAATTCATTCCAATTTTCGTGAATTAAAATATGTAAGCCATCGCCAGCATTAACGCCTTTTGTGGGTGGTATTAATTGGTTTATTAAATCGATATCTGATTTGGTAGCTGAGTTGATTGTTTTCATATTGCTACATTTCCAATGCCATATCCAGCGATCGAATTAACGCCAGCATCAGCACTTGCAAATGACACAGCTCCTGGATAATAAATTGCTGCTAGAAACTCTATGTTTGCATATTGTGCGTTTGCGTTAGCTCCAATTTGTGCTCCAAAGCGTGCATTTGTGCTGCTAGATGTACCTGAGACAACAGCTGACGAACCTGTCTTAATCGCATCAGAAGTGGAACCTGTAAATAAAGCATTAACACGCGACCATGCACCACTACTCATCCCATTTACGGGACCAACACCACCGGAATACATTCCTAATCCAGTAGGGTTTCCCGTTTGCGTGAATAGGATACCACCACTCCCTGAATTGGGTCCGAAATAGCTAACTTGCCCGACTTGCGTATATGCTCGGAATACAGTATACAAACCCCAAGTTAACGATGGTGAAAGTGTGGAGCTAAGAACATCATCAATACCGTCAAACAGTAATCCAGGCTTCCCATTTAAGCCGACCGTAATAATTGGCTGTTTACTAGCAACAGCTTGCGTATAATGATTACCATTGCCACTTTGATCAGCCAATCCAGCACAAGTGGCTTTCCAGGCTTGAGTTACTGTTGCTGTTCCAGCACTTATATTAAGTACTAATCCAGCACCGGGACCGCTTAATGGAACAAATGCAGCACTTAACGCGCCAGTTACTGGAAATGTTGATCCACCATCATAAGAAATTGAATAGGTCCAAATTCCCAGTACTCCGCTTGATTGGGCGGTTATAAGAATTGGAACTGGAGCGGTACTTAATGAGCCGGTAATAGTTATTGTAACTGGACTAGCGGTAAGCATTGTTCCGCCATAAGTTAATCCCAAATCCGTTTGAACTACTTGATATG